TTATTAGGAAAAACATTTGTTACTCTTAAGGATGACGCAACTGGAAGAGAACTAGACCTGCAAAACGGAATGATTATCTTTTTTACAGGAGTATTATCATCTGATGAATCTGTCTTTTTATCAGCAGATCAAGACGAGCCAGTATCATATTATGTGTCAGGTGTAGGCGAATTTATAACACTAACTCCTGTAATATCTTTTGAGAAAAGAATTCCAAACAGTTATCTTAAAAAACGTCCGTGGGATAAAGATGATGCTTATATGGATCCTCCTGCTGTAAAATGGGATAGCATAGAACTAGAAGGTAATAGACTAGTAGGTTGGGATGGTAGCAGAACAGTCAGCAGCGAGCCAGAATATATAACTCAAGAACGAGTTAGCGGAAATTCTACTCATTGGGAAACTATCGATCACTGGTATCATATTACAACTATAAGAACTGTAGCTAAATTCTTAGGAGCAGATGTAAGTCAGCTAGTGTCGTCTTCTGACCGTGCTAAAAGACCGATTATTACGTTTTATCGAGGGGTGAAACTTTATAACTGGCCTAATAATATCAGAGACGAAGTTAATGCTCTATTCCCTTATACTAAAGACAAATATCAAAATTTATTCAATATCAATGATATTACCGGCTATCAACTAGAAAACGGAAATAAAGTAGTCTTTGAAGATGATCCTAAGATTTATTCTGTTTCAAAGCCAGCTGGTTCGACTATTTCTTTTATTCCTATTGCCGAAGCTGCTGCCAACGATGGTGTGATTATAGTTACCAACAATAAATTTTTACACTACAGATTAATTTACAAAAACTCTCGCTGGCAATTTGCACAGAATAAAACAGAACCAAATCAAACCCCATTGTTTGAATTTTATAATAGTAACGGAACATCGTTAGAAACACTCAACGAGTCTGATTTCGCAGGTGGCGTTATTTTAGGATTTAAAGATGGTGATGTATATGATCCTGTATTAAGAAAGTATGTTGATATTAGTAGAATTGATTTTGATATTGACAAAACAACCGCATCCGTTAGCCCTAATCAAATTAAGTTCTATACTGAAGTTGATTCGACCTGGGAGTATACAGACGAAACCACGGGAGAAGGAAAAACAATACAAGGACCTTATGGATACTTGTTTTTTAATTTTTTAACTAGTTTTTATCAACCACGTCGCGGCCTAGACATATCAAAACAAATTCAGGATGTCATTTATAAATCTGAATCAGAGCAAACCTGGACTGCCACAATCGAACCACCAGCCGAGTGCTTAACATCAATACATGTGTATTTTCAGCCTAACGGGGGCCTTCAGTTTTACACCGATGTTGAAGGTTACGGTTTGATTAGATTATCAAGCAAAAAAGGATATAATAGAGTAGAACTGGTATTACCACTAAAATCTGGCAGCGAAGTTTCCATTATCTGTCACAATCTTCCTGCGAATTTAACTTTCTATAAAACAGAAGTAATCAATAATATAACAACTCCGGTGTTATTAGAAGAACCATATTGCTCTAATAATTCTATTAGAGATGGTGTCATTACATTGAATCTCAATGAAAGTATATCTTTAGATGGCGGAAACACTTACATAGAAAACGAACTAGCTAAGGATAACACTATATTGTATTGGAATTTTTCCACTACAGCTACACCGAGTTATAAAACTGCAATAGTTAAACCTGCCGCAAAATGGAGGTTCTTACAGAACGTTCATGTTAAAGATAAAACAAATCCTATTTACAATGAATTTGAAATAACAATCAACGACCAAGTATTATTAGACGGCTCGCTGAGTGGCAAACAAGAAATCAAAGCAACTCCGAGTCTTGTCAAGAAAATAGTCGAAGACGATAAAATAACAGTAGACAGTGTAGTCAGCAGCCCAACACAAAAAACTGCGCCGTTATCGTTGACATCAAATCCGTTAAACAAGAACTTATCAACACTAAATTATTATAGTCTCTATCAACATGCTGTTAACTTAAAATCAAATGCCACAAACAGTAGAGATTATATTGAATTCGAAAGTTTATTACAGTCTTCATTACTAGGCGGCGGCACGTTGTTAAAGCACAGTAGCCCTATATCTAGATTTGCTGTCATGGCTACTAATATGCCGTTTGACTTTGGAGACTTGTTAATCAAACAAGGAAAACATTATGATACCTTCTTACAAAAACTAAAATTAGAATTAGAAAATGTCATATCAAACAACAATTATACTCAGCTAACTTCGTATGAGCTGTTGTCACTGGCTATAGAAAACATTTTTGTAGATGATGCCAGTATTGATAAATTCTGGGCACATAGCAATATGATGGGCTGGGGAGAACAGTTAGACAATTATAGAGAAACCGAATACAATGTTGTTGGGTCATATGACTTAACTGGCGAGTTTGAGCCGATAAGTCATCGAGCAGGTCAGGGCCTGCTATTACAGATAAGTCACAACGGCAAATTTTTAGTAAGACGAAAAGATTACAATTTAATCAGCGAAGGTAGCGAATATGTAAGAATATACTTTGCCAATCATATGATTGGCAAAGTAGTAAACATTCGTCAATGGTACAGCAGGTATATGTCTAGGATTCCGGTTAGCTTGGCTAAGATTGGATTGACACAGTTGTATCTACCAGAAATATACTTAGATAAAACATATTCAGATGCTTCTTACTTCTTAATAAGACATGATGGATCACGCTGTTACTTACAGTCAGGAGTTGATGAAAATAATTATCCTATAGATATCGTCGATCAATTATTATACGAGTATGAGCTAGCGGTTTGGTCTAGTATGGAATCTGATTTGATTGCAAATGATTTTATAGAAATTATAGAGGCCCGGCCCGGATACTTCAGACCAAAAGAAACTACCTTTGTTAATTATCATAATGATTTTGTTAACGAAACAAACAATTGGTTGATAGAGAATAATCTATACAATAATACTAACGATTCTTATATCGAAGACAATAGTTTTACTGCTATCTATCAACTGGGATCAGGCGACTATCCAGAAACTACTATAACAGGCAGCTGGAGACTAATCTATAAGTATGTATTTGATACAGACCGACCACATACCCATCCATGGGAAATGCTGGGCCATACAATTAAACCATTATGGTGGGACACTTACTATAGCTGGACTGATTCTACAAAGAGAGCAGCGTTGGAAACGGCGCTTCGAACAGGAAGAATTAACAGTCCTGCAGACACAGCAGTAATCAATCCTGGATTTGCCAGATGTAATCATAAAGTAATTACAGAAAACTTCCCAGTAGATGAAAGTGGAGATTTACTACCACCAGACAATCCTACAGTGAGTTCATGGCTAGAAGTTACTAAGCTAGAAGAAACATTTACATGGTCCACTGGTGGATTTGGTCCTTATGAGCAGGTTTTTGCCAGCACACAGCGAGGTGTTGCTGCCATGGCCAAAACTTATTACCTAAAGGCTCCTGTGCTATATGTTAATAGATGTTGGGTTCCTGGCCAGCAAGTTAAAAATCGCTGGGGACAATATATCGACAGGACCACTGGATCATGGCAAGGTTGTAAATTAGAACACAATTATCATAGAAGTTTAGTTGACGGTGAATTAGTCTTTACCAGCGGCATTGAAAGCCTATATAGTGAATTTTGTTTATTAAACAATATTAATTTTAAGTCTGAAATTGTTGACAAATTCAACAATGTTGTTGTGAATAAAGAATTCTTACTACAGGGATTTACTAACAAAGACAATGTTAGAATTCAAAGCACTAGTATTAATACTCAAAAAGATATATTGTTCGTGCCTGAAGAAAATTATGCAGTAAGAACAGTCAAGCATTATCCATCTGTAGAAAAATTTTACTCAGGTATGCGTATTGTCTTTGACGGTGCAAATTACTCAGTATATGGTTTCAATAATGAAGCTGCTTACTTCAGATCTTATCGTGCAGACGAAAGAAGTTCGTCTATGGCAATAACTGTGGGAAATGTTGTAGTAAAAGAAAAAACTACCTACAATAAATCTATTGCTTATGATACCAGTTACGGAACAGCATTTTCAAACAGGTTTGAACTTTATGAGTTTATCATAGGATACGGAAAATATCTAGAGGATCAGGGATTTGTATTCGAAGAACCAGAAGGCGGTGACATTCGAAACTGGCAATTATGTGCCAAACAATTTATTTTGTGGAGTAACGATTTCCTTGCTTCTGGAAACTACATTGACTTAAATCCCGCGGCAGATGTGCTGATAGTTCAAAACCTAGGAGCTCATTTAGAAAGCCTAGAAGGAACAGCCACTAATCCTGGTCAAATTGTCGACAGAAACAATAAGCCTTTGTTCAGCAAAGACATTATCATATTAAGACAAGGAGAACAAAATAACATCGAAATTAGAACTAAAAATTCTGATCGTGCTATATACGGTATCAAGTTAACATTCTCATATTATGAATCTGTGGTACACTTGGATTCAACTAGCGTCTTTGGAGATGTTTATTTTATTCCTGAGCAAGCAACATCTAAGAGAAGTTTTGTTGTGGGCGGCAAAAAGACGTCGGGCTGGACGGGCGAGTATTTTATTCCGGGCTATGTTCTTTCTAATAACAAACTTATACCAAACTTCGATTCAATGGCTGAACAAGGACGTAGCCTATTAGATGTCGAAAGTTCAGTATTAGATCCAGTGGTTAGAGATGCTATTAAAGATCAATTCGGCCTAAGTAGAAACATAGAATTAAAACAATTATTCTTGCAGGAAGACAACGAGATATCTTTCAAGAATGCCATTACCTATAATAAAGGAACAGTTCAGGTTTTCAACAGTCTTGCTCCACTGACTCACGGTGCCGACTCTTCTGTTTCAGTCTTTGAAGAATACATGGTTAGGACGGGAGAGTTTGGCAACACAGAAAACATTAACTACTATGAATTTGAATTCTATCTCAATGATACACAAATTGATTATCACGATTATCAAGTTGTTAAATTTGTTGACCAGCAAGAAGAAAAAACTAACAACAGGATTGTCTACATCGAAGATAATAGTCCACGTTGGGTATACAAACCACTTAATAAAAATTTAAGATTCAAAACTTATAGCTCATCTCAGAACAAACTAAAAACATCTGGTCCTGTTGTAACAGGGGATACTGATTATCAAATTGCAAGATTAGATGATATTAGACAAGTGTTTCCAGCATTTAAAGAACTGCTAGACATTGGACATTATAACGACGCAGTGTCTTATAAGAAATACGACAGGGTTAGATACAACGGTAAACTTTATTATGCCAAAACCACTGTTGCTCCTGGAACATGGGGTAACAACAACGACAAATTTGGAGAAATAGACGAACCTATACTACCTAACATATATGTTAACAACTACGATCTTCCTAATCCTGATTTAGGCAACGAAGGTGAAAGTATTTTCACACCAGGAACTTGGCAGATTCTGCAGACCATGGACCTTAATGTTGGCATAGAAGAAACATGTCCTGGCCCCAGCGATGTCAGCAAGGCCAGAGTGTCCACACTGAAACCACACGGCCTAAAGAAAGGCGATTATGTTGTAATTGTTAACTGCACATCAGATACTACATCAGTTGATGGCATATGGGCAGTGGATTCGGTCGAAGGTACTAACAAGTTCTTTATCAATACAAGAATTGCAGAGACTATCAAACAGGGTAAAATCTTTACGATTAAACCGGTTAGATTTAAGAATAACAGCGAGCTAGCATTAGCAACAGGACCTAGTGCAGAAGCTAACGGCTATTCTTGGAAGAAAAAATTTAATCCTCTAACAAACGTTCTAGGCGATACAACGATTGTACCAGAATCCACAGCCAGCGGATATGATTCAACATATCCTATAGCAGTTGTTGATGACGGCCTGGCTCAGAATAAACCAGAACCCACTTATGATTTTGGTAATTATCAAGTATACAATATTGCAGCCGGCCAAAAGTCACTGGTGAAAGAAGAGAGTCTGCCAGTAGATACTAGAGAAATAGAACAGTTAATCATCTATGACTACGACCAGAATAAAACTATTATCAAGTTAGAATTATATGACCCTAAGAAATTAATTCTGCCAGAAATATTCAAAAGTGATATAGACGTAACCAGCAGAGTCGACCCGGCTCGTTATACTAGAACTACAGACGACTATAAATCAGTCTATGCAAGTTTGGGATGGTACGAAGAGATGGTGGGCAAGCGTTGGTGGGATATTAGCACAGTAAACTTCAGCGACTATGAATATGGTGATGAATTAACCAGGGCTAAGTTCTGGGGAACAACTATCAATAATAAACCCGCAGACATATACGAATGGACACGCAGTCCGGTACACCCAAGTCAGTGGGCCACATTAGTTGAAAAGAAAACAATAGTAGATGGCCAGCTGGCAAGTGGCGAAGCTTATATAGACAAAACTCTGGGCGAAAATCACTATCACTGGGTAGAGGAAGAAGAATATCAAAGTGGAAACACATACACAGTTTATTACTTCTGGGTTAAGAATAAAAATACAATTTCCATTCAGAGCAAGGCAGCAAGAGTTTATACTACTAAACAATTAGGCGTCTATATCTTAAATCCTAGTGCTGCTGGATTAGCATGGTGGAGTCCTATTAGTAACAACGCTATGGTTATTAAAGGCATAGAACCTTACCTAAACAATTCCGGAACTGTAATACAGATTAGGAAGAAAACAAAAGGCGGAGAAAAACACCACCAATGGACTTTTATCAGCGACGGAAATACAGTAGAAACTATACCCGAATGGATACATGTTAGATTTAGAGACAGTATCAGTGCTCATATTTTCTATAGAGTAATAGGACCTTATGCAGATTTCTTTACTGCTAACACATATAAGCAAGGAGATATTGTTCGATATAGAGAAGACAAAAAATTCTATGTATGTAGAATCCATATGACTGGCGAAGCCGGCGTCTTTGATATCTATAACGAGCAGACTAATCCAAATGGTGCATGGTTTGAACTCAAAGATGTATTTGAAGTTACAGGGTCATTAATTGGCACATGGGACGGCTACTTCTGGTCTAAGATCCCATGGGACTATAGCTTAGACAAATATTGGTTCTGGAAAGTTAAGAATGTTCCAGATCCAGTGAATCTACATAGATATAACAAACTAGGTAACAGCATAAGACCTTATATTCAAGGCTGGTTTGATAATGTCCTGGAAGCAAGAAGGACATTTATTAAACGTCTCAATGAGATCATGATTAATGTGGACATTAAATCTATACCAAATTGGGGATTTACAAGATTAAATGACGCAGAATATAAGATAGCAGACGAAACTGCCAATATAACCAAATATTGGCGTTATGTCGATTTTAAAGCCGAAGACTATGATCCTTCTCGTGCAATCAGCACTGTGCTGAATAACGAATCGGACATATATCTAACACCTATAAGTATCAATGATTATGTAAAAATTAACACAGGCATCAAAGATTATGTTATCTATGAAAAAAACGCCGATCAAAGTTTTACTGTAGTTTACAGAACTAAAGGCGCTATCGAATTTGATAAAATTCTTTACGATCCGATTAGTTTAAGTTCATGGGATACTGCCGGCTGGGAGAAGTATGAATGGGACTTTGATTTGAATTCGGTCTATAATGCCATAGTTGATGCCCTACGTAATGAGATATTTGTTGGGAAGTATAACAAGTATTATTCTTCAATAATTTGCTCTATGTTTAGACATGTCCTAAGTGAACAGGTTAACGTAGACTGGCTGGCAAAATCTAGCACTATTGAGCCATTGAATCTCATTGGAAAGTCACTAAGTGCTAGCGATACTCTTAAGAGAGACGAAATCACTGTGCTGACAAACTTCTATTCTAGTGTAAAATCTTATAGAGATAAAGTCAGAGGCGGTACAGTGAATAAGAGTTCAGGCGACGACGTGGTAACTGAAATCAATGAATTTGTAACGATTAGAGATATCACTGACGTTGTGACTGAGTAATTAAATACTCAGTTAAATAAACAGTTAAATATAGTAATAAGGAATAAAAATGCACTCTACAGCAAATCTTAGCATACAAGGCTTTGTGAAGATCAAGGATCTCTACACGGGCGAAGTATTAAGAGACGTTGAAAATGCTGTGAATCCTGAGACAATGAGTCTAATTATAGCAACAATGTTGCAGGGAAATAACGGTCAATACATATATGAGCTACATTTAGGGGACGGCGGCAGCATTGCCGATGATCCTGGTAATATAACTTACAAAGACGTTGAGGAAAATCTGACCTTAGGAAAAGTAGCAGAATTATATAATCCTTTGTTTTTCAAAGTTGTTGACACCAATGACACAACAAATAATACAAGTCCTGGTAGAAATAGTGTTATAGTGAATCATTTAGATGGACTTCCATATACTGACGTAGTGATAACCTGCACGTTAGAAGAAGATGAGCCAACGTGGACGCAGGAAGATAAAACTGACGGAAACTTAGTTTTCAACGAACTAGGTCTAAAAAGTCGGGGCTCAACGGGCATAAACAGCGGGTTTCTATTATCACATGTGGTATTTGAACCGGTTACCAAGAATCTTAATCGTGTAATACAAATAGAGTATACACTACGCATACGTGCGTAAATTGATAAATATTTCTAATAGAGGAATGAATACATGGCATATGATGTTACTAAAACAGACGGCACTAGACTAACCATAGTAGCTGACAGGCAGGTTAATAATACTGTACCGATTAAACTAATTGGCAAGAATTATGCTGGCTACGGCGAATTAATGGCCGAAAACCTAGTCCAGATGCTGGAAAATTTTAGCAATCCAACTGCTCCCATTAACCCTATCGTAGGACAATTTTGGTGGAATAGCGTAGAAAACGTGTTGTATGTTTGTGCCCCAAACATCGGCGGACCTGGCGTAAAATGGTATCCAATTGGCGGACGCGATATTATCGGCGGCCCCAACACCGGATTTAAAATTGGTTCAATTCAAGATACACTCGGAGCGCTACACCCTGCTATACAAGCAGTAGTCAACGGAGTTACAGTTTTTATTGTCAGTAGCGACGCAGGAACATATACCCCCGGACAACGTGATGCTGCCTTAGCTGATCGTTTTCCCACCATCGGTCAGGGTATTAATATGAATGACGGCCAGGATGCAGGAAATGATTACGGCAATTTCAAAATTCGTGGCCGTTCTATGGAAGCAGAATTTGCTGACATGGCCGAAATTTACAGAAGTGACGTAGAATTAAAACCCGGTAACTTAGTAATATTAGGCGGCAATAAAGAGATTACTAAAACAAGTCGTGCGTTTGACGATCAAATATTTGGTGTGATTTCTACAGCACCTGGCTTCTTGCTAAATGCTAAAGAAAAAATGAAAGAATTTGCGTATCCTGTTGCACTTAAAGGTCGCGTTCCTTGTCTTGTAAGTGGCCCAGTTCGAAAAGGTCAGCGCATCGTGTCTAGCGAAATCGCCGGAATTGGCATGGCAACAGATCAGTTTGATGCCGCAACTATCATTGGCCGAGCAATTGGAAACAAAGATGAGAGTGATGTTGGTTTAGTAGAAGTTGCTGTAGGTATAAGATAATGACAATAGCAGTCGGCGCAAAAATAACCGCAGCGGATTATAATGATTTGGTTTCTAGAACCAATAAGATTTTCGCCGATAATTATCCATCAAGCCGGCCCGCTCCGGGCTCACCGCCTGTCACCAAAGCAGACAGAGCATTTGGTTGGGGAAATCCTGAAGCAGAATTTGGCAGTATAGGTACTAAGATTTCTGCTAGTTTAGTTAACGAAGTTATTGATAGACTAAATTTAAGTTCATCACATACAGGCGGCGAATATGAACTAGATCAAGTCGTTAAAGGGCAAAAGGTTACTGCTAGTATTTGGCAAGATATTGAAACAGTTATTACAGATGTTACACCCCGAAAAAATATAGCCGCCCTAGGACAAACTGCAATTACTCAATTAGGCATGATTAATCATGTAGACGGTTTTTCAAATAAATTAGTCTATTTGGTTAATTTAAAATTTCCTAGCTATAATAAAGCAAGGTATTTTTTTAATAGTGGAAGCACAATCCGATTAAATTTAGATAAAACAAGCGGCAATTCAGCCGCTGATCAATGGAAAAGTGTATATGAACGCTTAGGAACAGTTAGTTTCAGTTTAGATAACACAGTATCTACTAGTTCAAATATTATCAGCGAAGATCGTGGATTCCAAGACTTACTAACAACCGAGCAGTTATTATTAACTTGCGAAAATACTTCTTCCGGCGGCTATGGTTACGGTTATGGATACGGCTATGGTTACGGTTATGGATACGGATACGGATATGGCAGGAGAGGTGGCCATGGCTATGGCTATGGCTATGGTTA